TCATGCCGCACCTCCGTCCAGAGACAGTAGGTTGTGCTGCTTGATCAAGCCAATGACCTTGTCCGCATAAGCCGGGTCGGTGGCATAGCCTGCCTGCGCCAGCGTCTTGGCAAACGCCTGGGCAGTGGTGCAAGCAAAGCAGGCCTTGTAGCGGGGGTTGCGCTTGAGGAACGTGGCGTGATCGTCGATGCTGGCCTGCCAACTCGGATACTTGCGCCAAAGGGCTGGCACCACCACCCACTGCCCCTTGATGAACTCCTTGGTGTTCAGGGTCAGGGTCTGACCGCGCCAGAGGCTATCAGCTTTGATGCCGAAGAGGTTGTTGCCGTTCCTCGCAAGGCCAGATTCTCCCCAGGCAGATTCAAGCGCGGCCTGCGCGATCGTGATGCTGGCAGGAACACCCGTGGCTTTGAATGACGCGACTGCGGCCGTGGTGAGCCGCATGATGAATTCACTGGGATTCACAGCATCCCCTTCACTTCCTTGGCCACCTCGTCGATCGAGTCATCCCGACGCTTGTCGATGAACGCAAAGGTCCAACGCACCATTGCCCACCCTGGCAGGCCACACGCAAAGATCAACCCACCCAAGGCACACAGCCCCATGGTTGAGAACGCCCAGTGGTGCAGTCCAAAGTGCTCGACGGTCATGGCGCCACCGCCGATGCTGGACACCACGGTGCTGATCAGCCCAACGGCCCATTCCCGTTTATTTCGTGGCGGTGTCATGAGCATGACCACTACGGCGGCCAGTGTGGCCCCACTGGCTACTGCCGCTGCGGTGCCTCCAAAGGCTTTATAAGCGACGGCCGCACTTGCCACACCAGAGCTTGTCGGTTCGGGCATACGAGTCTCCAAAGTAAAAAACCCGCGTGACCAAAGCCAGGCGAGTAGGTGTTGAAATGGATAGTCAAAGAAGAGTAGCTGGACTCAGGCTGTAAAAGCTCGGTCGTAGCTCAAGATCGGAATCACGCGCTTGGTGGCCACTTCAGGAACCCCACGTACTTCTCCGAAGATGTCTTTTCGGTCATTACGAAAATCGCCATCGATATAAAAAGGAATGCAGCCGGTCAGGTATTCAATAGCAGCGGCCAGAAACGGCAAGTTGTCCGAGTAGGCGACGTCGCAGCTAGCGTCCCAAAACTTGCCTTCTAGGAACATGCAGGAGCCCTTGCACAGTTGCAGCACCGGGCAGCTCGCACAGTCTTTGCGCTTACTCCAATGAGTGGAGGTGCGCATCTTTACAGCCTGTAGGTTTGACAAACGGCCGATGCCGTGCGGCTGGCCATTTGGTGCGGTTGCGGTGGCGCTCACGTTCTGACAAGTCAAAACGTTACCATGCAAGTCCACTGCGATGTTGTCGGCCTTATCCATTCCACACTTCTGGCCAAGAGCAGATGCAGGGCGCACAGTGCGAATCGACTGCACGAAGTCCATGATCTTTTGCTGCCCGATGCTGAAGCTCGCAACTGTGCCCAGGCGCAGCTCCTTGTAGGCCATGGCGCGGAAGCCAATGTGATCGGCAGGCGTCTGTAATATCGAGGCAAGGCCGCCGTCGTCATATGGATCAATGAATGAGCCCTCGCCAATGCGGACATCCTGGCCAAAGCGTTCTTGCAGCCATACCTGGACGTGTGCGCGGCTGCGGTTATCAGCGTGCAGCATGGCATTGACGCTGATGCGGCCTTGTGGATGCAGGCGGGCATACAGGTCCATGATGGCCGCGCGCTTTTCGGGATCGTCGAGTGGGTCCGCGCCGCGTGCGTGATAGCCAGGGCCGTCGTGCGACAGGCCGACACCAAACCCCATGCGGTCCAGCCATTCGTTCTTCTCAGTGTCCAGAAGGCTACCGTTGGTGATGATGCTGAAGTTGGCTTGTGGGTAGAGCTGGCGCAAGCGCTCGGCCAAGGGCTTAAGCGTCTTCCAGTACACGAACGGTTCGCCACCCCAGAACTCGATGCGCTCCGGCGGCTCGATCATGGCGTCCATGAGTTGAGCGACAAATGGCTCGATGTCGTCCGGGTTGCTGGACTCAGCGTGTGGCACAAAGCGCTGGCTGCAATAGCTGCACTCGTAGTTGCACGAGAGGCCCAGGCTGACCTTGAGCGTGCGGATGCTGCCCTTTCGACCAGGCTGATCGACGGACACTGCCGCCGCATCACGGTAGGAGCTGGGCTTGGCTTGCACCACAGGCTTGCCGTCATCCCAGTTCAGGGCAGAAGTTTGATTGTCGTAGTGCAGACGGACTTTCTGGCCGTCCTGGCGGAGTGCGTAGATAGTGAAGGCGGTCATCAGAACCTCATTTCTTTGTGAAGCTCGATATAGCTGTGGCTGACGATTTGAAGGTTCGCAACGATGCAGACGCGCGTGCCTTCGCCACGGTAGGGATTTGTTTCGTGCCAAACATAAGCTGGGTGAATGATGGTTTTACCGGTGTAAGGCGGGATCGAGACCACCTTCTCCCAGTACGGGTAGTTCACTGCGCCACGAGGGTCTTGCAGCAACAGGGCGTGCGTGCCGTGGCGGTACGACTTGCCAAGCTCGGGGTCGTTGTGGTCCGGGATGTCCAGGTAATGAATCAGGACGTGATCCACGGACTGGTGATAGTGCGGAAAGGTGCGTCCGCCTGATGTCTGCACATTGCCAAAGCACCGCCCTGCGATCGTCAGCTCATCGGCCTGCTCGATGTTGAGCGCGAGGCGCAGGTAGTCCCGATACGCATTGCACACGATCTGCTCAAACGCGACGATGGCGTTTTTCTCGGGATGCTTGTGCGCCTCGGCGAACAGGTTGTAGTGGGTCGACGCGTAGAACTGCTTGGACTGCATGAACTTGAAGAAGTCCGGCGAGTTTTCGGCGAGCTTTTCGCGGTCCTCCTCCTTGCGCAGCAAGACGGAAATGAGCTGCTGGCGCATTTCCTTGGGCAGGTCAAGATCGAACTCCGCGATGGGAGTAACCCAGTGGTTGGTGATCTTCATGCGACCACCTCAAAGGGCACGTCTAACATGCCGCTGAAGTTGCGCAAGCCGACCTTCACCTTGAAGGCGTCACCAGCCTGGAGGCCAAGCGCGCCCACCTTGAACGTGGCCAAACCGCCAACGGTCTGCACTCGCTTCATCGGAAGATAGCCGCCGGTCTCTTCCAAGTACAAGTTGGTGTCCTTGCCTTCATCGCTTGCAAGGCGGACCGTCACTTCGGCGTATCTGTTGGATGCAACCTGACCGCCACCACTGACCAGTTCCACGGCCGGAAACGCCTGATCTAAGTCGGACAGGTAGTTGTAGTCGCTCGCCTCAACAAAGCCATCGATGTTGCTTTTGTACCCCAGGGAAAGGTTGTATTTGAGGGTCATGCTGCACTGAGTCAGCGGTGTGCTCGCAAAGGGTTGGTAGATGAAAAGATTGCTGGGTGTCCCCAGGTTTCTGACCGAGCGCATCGGGTGCATCTTGGTGGACGTTTCAAAAGCAATCGCGTTATAAAACGGGCGTAGGTTGCCTTCATAGTCCACGCCGCACACCCAGACCGTAGCGTCGGATTTTTCTCCGCTACGGATGGACGGATCATCCAGGTCCAGCAAAGAATATGAAGCTGCCTTAAAGTAACGCCCTGCCAAATTTGGTGCAAGTGATTCACCCCTAATCAAAGGCTTTCCCAATTGCACATAGGGAAGTCGGTCGTGGTACACCCCAGTCACCTTGGGCGGTAATTGACCTGGCACGAAATGCCCTTCAAAGCGCAGTGACCGGATGCTTTCGGATTGATCGTCACCCGGATCAGCATCGGCCTCAAAGATGTGCTTCTCAATTTCTGTGTAGGCGGTCAGGCAGACAATCCGTTCGGTGACCACCAGGTCCAGGAAAACTGGATATGACATGCTGGATACAGCTTTGCGGAACATTGGTGCCTCCTAGCAATTGCACTGACAGTTGCAGTTGCAGTTTGTGTAATACCGAACCATTCGATGAGAAATCTGGCCACCGTTGTCCATGAGTTCGTGGTTGATGAGGTAATGCGGACCACTGCCATAACAGTTGATGACGTTTTCTTCACCCAATTGAAAGGCCGTGGGGCTTCCCGAGGTCACCTTGGAGCTGATCGGGCGAACACAGTTGCCAACGGATGAAAAGAAGTAGTCGTGCAACCAGCCGTAGTTGGCAGTCCACAAGGAGCCGCCGTTGTTCATGTACATGTCCCAGTTACCGTCGGTCTTTAAAAATCCCATTAGGTTGCTGTTGACGTGCAGGTAACGGGTGCTGCCCTGGTCTGTGTCGTAAAAGTCGATCGTGGGGGATGTGCTTTGCACGGTCTGACTGGGCAGCGTCAGGCGCCCGCTCATGCTGTCGCCTGTGCGGGCCACGCGTCCTGACAAATCGATGCTGACGGTGGCATTGCCATTGGCATCTGGTCCGCCGCCATTGACCGAACGCACGAATGCTGTTGAGTCATAACCGTCCAGCCGATCGGAATCCGTTGCCTTGGCGCTGATCCCCAAGTAGGCCGAGTTGTGGTTATGCGATGCCGAAGCGAATGCACTTGCTTGCTGGCCATCGAGCAAGTCTGCATCAAGTCCAGACCCTGAGCCATCCACTGTGAGTAGCTTGGCCAGAACGTCCGCAGCGGTGTACGCAGCGGCATTGAGCTTGGCCGCAAACTGGGCATCGATCCCACTAGCCAGGTCCATGATGAAGCGCCAGTTATCGGGATTGGTGCCGATCAGCTGGTAGAGCTTGAGCTGGTCTGTGCGGTAGCACAGCATGCCCACTTGCTGGTTGGTCGTCGGAAACGTGGTACCGCTATTGCAGGAGATCGCCGTCTTGTCGTTGTTCAGGATCTCAATTAGTGAGTCAGACAACGTGCGCGACGATGGGATGTCGGTGAAGTTTTGCATGATTAACCTTTATGTCAGTACCCCTGAGCAATCCAGGTGAATGAGCCGGTCACTCGGGTGCCGGAACTGTTTTCGAGGGCGGCAGTGAAGCCGATCGTGGTGACTGTGCCGAGCAGCCGAGGGATGGCCACGGTGGTGCCTCCCTTGTGGGTCATGGTCACCTCCGGCGCGACCCTAAAGCTGCGCGAGAAGTAAATCGAGGCTCCGGCCGCTGGATCGGTGATCTGGGCAGTACCTCGGTCGAAGATGTCAGGCACGTCAACCGTCACCCGCAATCCGTCAATGAATGCTCGGTCAGAGTTGCGTGAATTCAGAATGGCTCGGAAAAGCGCGCGACGGTAGGTGTAGTCGCCTTGGATGAAATCCCGGAAGTCGGTGTACCCGGGCGGGTGACCGGCCTCGACGATGGCAACGAAGTCCTGTTCGGTGATCTCGCTGCTGCCAACGATCATGTCGCTGATCACGCCGTTGGCATGCCTGCGGTACTGCTCGGCAAGCGCCAAGGACTCCTGCGCGGTCAGTCTGATTGCTTTACGCAGCGCATCCGATACCGCAAAGCCCTCGGTCAGATTTCGGCGGTAGGCTACTGTTCGACCCAGTGCTTCGCCCAGGGCGACAGCCTCGGCCACTCGCTTGACCGTCTGCCGCGCAGCCTTGTCGATCGCACCAAATGCCTCCGAGAAAGGTTTCCGGAACTGCTTGGCTCCCAAGTCGCTCACGCCCAGGCCTTCGCTGATCCGCAAGATGAATGCGATCAGATCGGTATAGGTCTCCGCAAACGCGACCGCCTCTGAGATGCGCTTGGTCATCTGCCGATCCAAGTCGTCACCTAGCCCGAAGGCTTCGAATGCGTTCTTGGTCACCCCCCGTTGAGGCGTCTCCGACATCGGCAGGCTTTCGGCCAGGCGCTTAACACTTCCCTGGCGAATCACATCAACCCAAGCCAGGCTCTCGGCAGTGGTCTTTGTCAGCACTCGGTTTAGGTAGTCGGAGGCTTGGAAGGACTCCCGTACCTCCTTGCGACTGGCTTTACCGACAGCCTCGCCGAAGGACATCGTTTCCACCCAACGAAGTACATAGGCGATCAGGTCTGAATAGGTTTCCCCAAACCCGACAGCTTCTGATTCGCGCAGGGTCAATTGCTTGGCCAGCTTTTCTGCAATCGCCAGCGTCTCATTCGATCGCTTGGTCCACTGCCTGCCGGTGGCCTCAACGAAGGCCAGCGTCACAGCAACAGCGACGTTGTAGACAGCCGGATAGGCTGTGGTCCAGTTCTTTCCGGCGCTGGCGCTCGACCATGTAAAGCCAGCCGATGCCCATGTGTACCTTGCACCCTGGGTCTCGCTGACCGTCACCGTGTCGGGCATTTCGATCAGCTCATCGTGAAGGTGAAGACCGCGGTCAGGCTGTCATCTGCGCCCTTGTTGACCACTGGAAACACCACCCGGTCGAGCATGATGCCCCCGGTCGCTGCGTTGAATACCCCGGCTTCGGTCAGAGCGCCGGTGCTGTCGCCCGCCAAGAAGTCCGCGCTGAAGGTGAAGGTCTTGGTGCCTGCCGTGTGCGCGTAGGTCGCGGCATTTCGGTCAATTTCGGTCACCAGCGCCGACTGGGTGGCCGCCGCCGCAGTCGTTCCGGTGCCCAGCGCAATAAAGCCCATCACGGCGGGTCGGCTGGCGGCTTTGCCAATGGCGTCAGCAATGAAGTCAAAGCCAACGTTGACGATGATGTTGTCTTTGTGGACCGTCTCGACCTCACCGCTTGCACGGCGAAGGATCAGGGTCATAGCACCGTGAAGCTGCATCGATTCGTCGATCATGAAAAGTCCTCGTTAAATGGAAAAGAAATGGCGCTGCCTCTTTCGAGAGCAGCGCCACGGTTGGGAATGGGTTGAAAAACTGGGGGCTAGTACAGACGCAGACTGGTAAAGGCTCCGATTGGCGCAAGCGCCGAACTGGCTGACTCCACATCACCCCCCATCCGACCGACAAAAAGCCGTCGCTCGATGGCGGTCTGGCACACGCCGATGCAAACGCGGTCCGTAACCGAGACCCCAAAAGGCACGCTCACTCGCCTGGACAGTTGGTCTTCGAGAAAGAACGCACCCGTCGTGGCGTCAAAGCCCACTAGAAGCGATCCTGCGGGGCCAAGAGCCGCCCAGATCACGCAGGTTGTGACCTCTGACGGTATGAACCAAAAGGAGGTGTGAAACACCGATGGGATGCTCACCGTCCAAGCCACGCGGGTGGTGTCTTTGACCATCAGACCGTCGCCATATCGGCCGGCGGCATAGGCGACGCCTGCCGCCTGGCTTGAGACTGGATTGCCTAGCCCCGCGGTAGAACCGTTCAGACGCCATCCATAGATCTCACCGGCTTGCAGCGCATCTTCTCTGGCGATCTGGAAGCGGGCATCCACGTTGGCGATCGCGCCGTCATAGGCCCACTGGCGCCTGGCAGCATCGCTGCTCCATGGGAAATTCGCCTCCAGCCATGTGGTCCGGTCATCAACTGAGGCCCCGAGGCTGTTGAGCAGCGTGTTCTGGGCGCGGATGGGTGAAACAAGATCCACCTCAAAGAGGTACTCAGCCGTCTGTGCACCGGTGCTCATACGCAGGGCGTTTCGACCGTTGACCGAGACGACCGAAGCGAAGTGCTTAGTGCCAGGGAATCCCAGCGCCTGCTCATCACGTGCCAAGATCAAATTGGCGTTCTGCGGCTGAGCAACCACCGTCGACACAAAGGTCGGCGTGTCACTGTAGATGCCTGGGGACGCAATCGCCTTGATCCAAAACTTGCGCTCTCCATCAAACCCTGAGGGCAGCGTGTAGCTGGTGGACTTGACCTCAGCCACAAAGAGCGAGGCATCCCAGGCCGCGCCCTCACGAAGCTCATACCCGACAACTTCGGGTTCAGGATTGGGCTGCCACCGAAACTCTAGCCGGTTGGCCGACTGAACCACATCGAACTGACGCACGGTCGAGGGCGCTTGTAGGCTCAGCACAAAGGTTGTGACGTGGGCGCTGTAATTGCCCGAAGTGTCGTAGGCCCGAATGTGATACGGGTAAAGGCCAGCCGCGCTCTGGTCGTGGACCATCTGCGTGCCCGCGGTTTTGGCGACCAACTGGCCGTTATCCCAGCCAGTTCCTACACGGACCTCGTAGCCCGAAAGGTCTGCATCTTGGAGTTCATCCCAAGAAATCAGCAGATCGGAGACTCGGCGCTGGACCGAAAAGCCCGTGACATCCGACGGCGGCAGGGTCTTGCCCAGAACCGTTGTGCTCAGTGTCGCAGGAACACTCTCCTTGCGCGTGATCCCGATCGCACGCAGGCTGAATTCATACGCGCCTTCTTGCGCATCCCGGATTTCGACGTAGTTGGCACTGGTGAGCGGAAGGCTCACGAAGTTGCCGCCTGCCACCCGGTAGGACAGTCGGTAAGCGACTGCGGTCTGCACCTCGTTCCAGGACACCTGAACCAGCACCTGGGCCTGGTCTTTGACACGGTACAGACTCTCTTGCATGAAGAGCCCAGTCGGTGCCGGTGGCATATCCGACAGGACGGTGATCGAGCGGGGCTGCAATGCCAGCCCTTTTTCAATCGCATCGAACTTACTCGGGTTGTGAGCGAGTGCGGTGACTTCGTGCACCCCAGGATCCCGCTCGGCGACCGCTACCACCCGAAAGAGTTGCGGCTCGATGATGGACGAGGAAAGCACCCAAATGGCACCAGCCTGCGGCGCCGCACTGAATGGGATCGTCACCGTCAGGGCTCGACCCGAAATCGGACCTACCAGCCGCTCCTCAACCAACCCAGTGGGCAGAATGACCGATAGCCTCCATGGGAGATCCGCTGGCAGGTCCTGATCCAAAGTGACCGTGCTGGCAGTTGCCGCAGCGATTCGGCCCCCAAGGCGCATGCCGCCTCGAACTGGATCAGCGACCTTGATGACGTCACCCGGACGCACCACGGCACCCTCCAGGCCCGTGCGGAAGGTGACGATCTCGGATTCCGACTGCTCGGAATACAAGAGCCACTTACCCACGCGGTGAGCCTGGCCCCTTGAGGTACATCCCAGCGCCGCGACTTCGCTTTGCACGATGCCGTAGCGGGCGATGCCGGCGGCGTCCTCGACGTACTCCACCTTCTGGCGGTAAAAGTCTTCGGGGTCGTTCCATGTGACCAAGGCCACCGTGTGCCGCGCCTTCGCCGAAGACCCCTGGTAGGCAAATTCGCCATCCACGACATTGCTGGGGGCAAACTGGTAGACCGGATCAGCGGGTGCATCCTGCGTGACCGTGATCGCGCCACCGGACCAATACACCATGCCCCGAAAGATCGAGGCCATGTCCTGCACGACCTTATAGGCCTGCTCCCGCGTCTGGAGGTACAGGTTGCAAGTAAAGCGCGGCTCAACCCCCCCCAGCCCGTTTGGAACCAACTGGTCGCAGTATTGGGCCACCCGGTAGAGCGCCCACTTGTCGACTTGGGCCTCAGGGATGTAGCCACCCAAGCCATAGCGGGTGCTGGTCACCAGGTCGTAAAAGCACCAAGCAGGGTTATCGGTCCAGGCGATCTTGAAAGTGCCATTCCACACACCGCTGTAAGCGCGCGTTGCTGGGTCGTAGTTCACGGGAACACGAACCCGCAGCAACTTCATGTCATAGCTGCGCCGCGGGATGCTCGAGAACTGGGACGCATCGACGCGAAGCGCTACCAGGGCACTGTTGGGGTAGCGCAGCTTGCTCTCGATGACCTCGGTGTAGGACTCCACAAAGGTCTTGTTCAGAATCGCACTTGAGGTCGAGTCCGCCGTGATCCGGCGCACGCGGATATCCCAGGGGCCACTGCCCGCAAGCGGCACGTAGTAGCTGCGTTGGTACTTGGTCGTAGTCTTACCAGAGATCGTGTCGTTGATCATCTCCACGAACCCACCTCCGTTCACTTGGCGATCGATCGCAAAGTTCACCGTACTGCCATTGAGATCGCCATTGGTCGTGTCCTGGTTGGTCAACTGCGGCACGCTCACCTTGACCCGAACGGCATCAACATCCGGGTCGGTGATGGAGCGCACCACCGGCTGGCTCGCCTTGACCTCTACGCCGACGACTACCTCGTTCTCAACGGACGAGAATCCGGGCAAATAGCTTTGCTGCTGGCTGCCGTTGCGGGTCTCCAGAGTGACGCCTGAGAAATTGGTCGAGCCATCAGGGTTCTGAATGGGCGTGTCGTCCAGGTAAACCGATTGCAGGCCGTCGACCAGCCCCTCGATCTCACCCTCGGAAATGAGGTCAACCACTCGCGCATAGGCTTTGGAACGCAGGCTGTCGGGCGCCTCTTGTGCCACACGGGCGCTTCCTCCACCGCCTTTGCCACCACCGCCCGCACCAATGATGAGTTTGGTGACGTTGAATCTACTCATGCTGCAATCTCATCCACGTCGATACCGGCACTGATCACCGCTGAGCCCACAATCAATCGGCCGTAACCCACCGGAACGGGATGCCCCTGGGCGGTGGTGTTGACAGCACCATTGAAGCTGTAGCTTGGCTTGTTTTCTGGGCGCTCTGAGGGCTCCGTGGCCTTCGGCGTAGGCGCAATCATCTGCGCCACGCCACCAAGAATCATGGCTGTGCCTACCGAGTAGAGCGTGGCCTGTGACAAAAACGCGCCCGACGCCGCCCAGCCCAACGGGTTCCACCAAGCGACTGCCAATAAGGCTGCACCCAGCAAGATCTGACCGAGGCCATTACCACCTGCACCAGAGACCACCGGGGCAATGGTGATGCGGCTCTGTCCTGTCGGCTCATGCAGACGATCCAGCGTCAACGCCTCGCGACCAGCCAGCACACGGTACCCCACGCCACGCTCTCCTGAGGCGACCAGTTCTCGTTCAAAGGCCGGGAAATTGGCCGCCAGCGCTCTTATGGCCTCGGCAGCCGATGAGATGGCCAGGCTATGCCTGCGGCCAAAGCGGCGTCCAAGCTCACCAAGAAGAATGATTGTGACCATGTCTGAGGATGTGTGTTGTGACTTTTTGCCAATAGCCGCCGTAGACATCTCGACTGGAAAGACGCCCCTGCAAGTGATGAAGGATCTGCCCGTCTCCGAGATAGATTGCTGCGTGATTCGGAACGGGCGACGCCACCTGCATCAGGAAGCAATCCCCAACCTTTAGTTCATCGGCATCCACCGGGAAGAAGCCAGCATGGGCAAAGTTCTCCAAGTAAAGGTTCTCCCCGCGCTTCCACCAGTCGTCAAAGCGCGCGAAGTTGGGCAATTCCACCCCGCGCTCTGCTCGGAACCAGTCGCGCACCAGTGCGTAGCAGTCGAGCACGCCGTGAGACCATTCGCGGCCTACCAAGGGAGCGACGTAACCCGACGGATCGATACTTGCCCAGGTATCGCTCGGCACACTCACGATGTGCCAAGGCAAGCCACTGGCCTCACACGCCACCCGGTCAGCCTGACTCGGCTCGGGCGGCAGACCGGGGTGGCTGTGCACGACGGCAACGATCTGGCCCTGCTCATCGGCTTTGGCGTAGTCCTCGGGATGAATCACAAACTGGTCGGTTCCAACTCCAAGGTTTCGGCACGGCCAGTAAACTTCACGACCTTTTCGAATCAAAAGGAGTCCGCAAGACTCGCGAGGGTAGGCTTGCCGAGCGTGATCGAGCGCCAGGGCTTGGTTCTCGGGCAACATCAACGCATCAGCCCTGCAGCCGGAAAGCCACCGAACGGCAACTCGGCGTTTTGCCCAAACCGGGCCTTGCACGATGACAGGCGCTTGCCGCAGATGTCCAGGCTGCTAGAGCCAACCGCCTGGTCGTTGGCATTCAGGTAGACCGTACCGGTGTAACCACACTCTGCCCCACGGTAGCGCCAGGGGCACACGTTTTGAACGATCTGCCGACGAGGGAGTGTGACTCCCTCCAGATCGAACGATGCGGCCAACTCAAACTCGACCACATCCCGCGTTTCTCTGGACTTGCGGTCGACGTAGTACACATCATCCGCGAATTCGGCCGAAGGATCGGCCGTCAGATTGACGCCGCCTTCAAAGTTCACCGCGTCGAGGTATTTAGCAAGCGTCCTCTTGCGCGTGATCTTGGCACCCACCAGGTCCTGGTAGGTGAGCACAAGCGCCGTGATGACGCCTGTGACATTGGCCACCCGCAGGCGCGGCCGTGGTACCTGGCCGTTGCCATTGAATTCGAAGCCTTCGACCTCAATGGGAAATGCCTCATAGGCGTTGCCCTGCCAGACGACCCGCTGCTGCAAGGCATTGGTTCCGGCATGAAAGCGAATCGGCCCCTGGCCAAACAGTGCCAGATCCAGCACAAAGAGTTCAATCACGCTACTGGGCGCGAGCTTCTGGATTTCGGAAGTGATGGCTGCTGTGGTCATGAAAGGTCGAACACCTGCTTGAAAGTAGCCCGTACCGTTTCGACGTTGGGCTCATCGATTGATCGGCTCCACTCTTCACACACGAACTTGGCGGGAGTACTGCCGGGCGGTGTCCAGTCAAATGGCTGAACGGCACCGCGTGCGCGTAAGAATGCATCAATCGCAGCCGCCTCGAAGTTTGTACGCCCACGAAACTCCAGCGACCAGACCTGGGACTGGGTATTAATTCCAAAGGCCAAGCGCTGCTCGTAGCCGTCACCAAAAGCCACACGACGAACATTGGGTCGAATGGATAAATTGGCTCCGATCGAAGGGGTCCAAGTAAAGGTCGTCATCTACACCGCCCTGCGCCCGTCAAGCAGGCCTCCTGCACGCTTTTGAGCAAGCAGTTCTTGGCGTACTGCACTGGCTATCGCTCGGCCAAGATCCCTTCCGCCCGAGTCATCCCCATGGCTGGAAGCACCGGCATCGGAGACGCTTACAGATATGTTGAAGACGTTTCCACTGGATGAACCACTGTTCATAGTGACCGGAATGGAGCGCCCGTCTGGCAGCGGTACATAGGCCTCAGGCTTGCTGCCCTCTCCAAACAAAGCCAACTGAGGCGAGTTGGCAATGCCGCCAGAGGCGTAGGTGTGCAGCGCCATAGGTCCAGTTGAAGTCATCACGCCCCCATCAGCGAACCCAAAGAAACTACTCATGGCCTTGGCCAAAGGAAGGGTGATGGCGCGTTGGGTCTGGATCCGAATCAGGTCTGAAATGATGGAATTAGCAAGAGACCGGAAATCGAGCTTGCCTGTCATCACAAAGTTCACCAGCGCATCCGTCATCCCGTTGAAGGCGCGCACTGTGGCCGACTCCATCTGCTTGCCAATTTGCTCGGCCTCTTCAGCCACCAGACGCAGTCCCTTGGCAAAACCTGCCTCTGGGTCCGCCAGTTCCTTCACGCGCTGATTGAGCAATGTGGCACCGTCTGCAGCTTGGCGGGCGGATTCCTCGATCTTTTTCAGCGCATCGGCCAGCTTTTCATTGCCCGGGGCGGCCTCTACCAACTCGCGGGCCTGAGCTGCCATCGTAGCCAGTTGATTTGCGCTGTCCCTACGGGCTGCTGCCAGGCGGCGCAGAGACTCCAGCTCGCTGATGGCACCTGTCTCACGAAGCGTCTTGACCTGCTCCTCGATCGCACGAAGTTCGCTTTGCCCCCGCGCGGCCTGCTCGGCCAAATCCTTCATCGTCTCGCCCGGGAGCCGGATCTGGCGCTCCAGATTGGACTGCTGGGCCTCACGCTCGAGCTTTTGGCGTTTCAGGAGGATCTCTGCAAGGCGGTCTTGCAGCTTGAGCTTTTCCTGGGTGGTCTTGGCGACCGACTCCAGCCCACGACGCAAAATCGCTTCCTCCTCATCCGTCAGTGCCCGCAACCTCTCAGTGAAGTCCTCCTGAGCAGCCAGACGGGCCTCAGTCGCTTCCTTGAAGCTGATGTAGCCCTGGCTTTCATAGAGGTCGATGATGCGTTGCCGGTCTTTGAGGATGGCACTCTCCACATCCACCTGCCCCTGTAATCGCTTAATTTCACTGTCAATGCCTGCCATGGCGTTCGCAGTGACGGCGCCAGTTGCCGTGCTGTAGTTCAGGCGCTTCCTGGGCGTAGACGCTTGCGTGACGGCATTTGAGGCCTCAGTACCCTTGCGAATGTCCTCGAATCTTCGCGTGACCGCATCGGCCAGCAGCGGCATATCCCAAAGGTCAACATAGTTCTGGTTGGCCTGAGCGGCGATGGCGTTACGTTTATCGAGGGCGGCTTGCAGGCGTGCGCGGTTTTCCTCTGAGAACGGGTTCAAGCCCTTGCCACCCGCCAAGAAAGTGCCGGCAAGTTCGATGTCGGCCCAGACAGCAGAGAAGCTGCCGATCACCGACTTGATGGTGTGACCAATTCCCCGCAAGGAATCGATGACAACCGCGATGGCGTAGGCCGTCTTTTCTGCCCAGTTGGTGAGCGTGCCCTCAGAGCGCAGGCGCTGCACGCCATCAACTGCGTTGTCCGTTCCCAAGACCACGTTTTTGAGCTCTTGGTACAACACCGATATCGAGGGGATTGCAGCGGTAACTAGGGTCTGCGCCACAAAGTTCGATTCGGCACGCATGCGGCCCATGGCCTTGGAGGCCTGGTCGGCTTCCTCGATCTGCTTGGCAGTCAGCCGAATATTGAGGTCCTGGTTCTCCGCCAGATCCTTGAGGAAGGGGAGCATCGTTGCCCCGGACTTCCCAAACAGCTCCATGGCGATGGCTGTCTTGCCTGCGCCGTCCTCAAACTCGGCCAGTTTGAGCGCGACATCGTTCATGACTTCAGCGGGATCACGCAGGTTGCCGCTTGCGTCCTTGGCACGCACTCCCAGGAACTGGAGGGCCTTGGTCGCACCGGCTGTTTCGTCATCAACACCCGCCAGCCCTTTGGACAGCTTGGACAGGTTTGTGCCAATAGCCTCCATGGCCGTGCCTGAGATGGTCGCGACCGGGGCGAATCCAGACAGCGCCGCAGCGCTCGCGCCCGTTTGCTCCGATAGGCCCTGAAGAGCCGCCGCCGCTTCCACAGTGTGTGTCACAAAGTCGCGCAGTGCAGCAACCGACGTGGCTCCAATTGCCACAGCAAAGGCTGTCTTGGCTACGCTGGCCACCTGTTGCATCGACGCTTTCATATCGTTGGCGTGGCGATCCAGCAGGCGGGCTGTGCGTCCCAAGTCTTCACGAAACTCGGCAGTTTCAGCCGAAAGTTTGACGACCAAGGAGCCTAAATCAGCCATTTTTTTCACCTTATGAGAGAACAGGGCCTTGAAGCGGGCGACATTCAGGCGCGCGTTGCCTTGGGGCGCTGATCGTTCTATGAAGGGCATGAAATCCTCAGGCGTGAATGCCCTGGCGTCCTTGGTGCGATGGGCGTTGGCAAAGGTCGCAGCAACCACGCCGCTTCTCAGATCGGCACGCACTTCGCCAAAGGGCTCCAGCTGGTAAAAGGCCATCCACTCAGTCAGCTCATCCGAACCCACACGGGCCAGCAACTCACGCACGGGCATGCCCAGGGCGAGTGCCAGCCGAAAGACTGAGCGCCTAAAGGGATTGGCCTTTAGCCCTTTTTTGCAACGTCTACCTGATCGACGCCGATACCGTTAAGGCGCTGTGCGACAGAGAAGACACGATCGAGAGCACGAGCACTCTTACGCCCCAGCGCCGTGATCTCGCTGTCGTCAAACAGACGATCGCCCTCGGTATCGCAAAGAGTCAGTGCCACCAACCGGGCACGCACGTTCTCCATGCGACCATCTTTTGCAAGGAGGCTAGCCTCAAAGGCATCACGATCAGTGCCGCTCATGGTGCGCACCAGGACTTGGCCTCCCCACTCTGGAACACTGACTGTTTCGCGCGGAAGATCTTCGGCAGCCAAGATGGCGTCTTTGGAAAGAATAGTCATGTGATTCATGCCTCCGTGATGTCGCCGTCAATTTCAATCGTGACGCTGGCCTCAACCACGGCGTCCACGCCACCCTGCACGCTGAACTGCGTGACATAGCCATAGAAGGACCACGTTGCAAATGGAGTGGTATCGGTAAAAGTGATCTTGAACTGACGTCGTACCCGGTTGGCACGATCGGTTCTCAGGCCTTGGTGCACCAGATCGTCAGGGTTGTAGTGCAGGGTCAGAGACAACTGCCCCTCGTCCCGCAGACCCACGCGCTTTTCCTTGGCGGTAGAGGCCAGATTGGTGACGTCAATCACAGCGGCCTGCCCGCCAGGCCCCTGAAACGAGACCACGTTGGGGATGGTTTCAAAGGTTGTTGTGCCAAATCTGGCGATGGTGATGCCTTGTGCGGTAATCGCAGTGCTGCTCATGCGTTAGCTCCTGTTTGTGATGCGGACTCTCTACCGGTGGTAGGTGTAGTCAACGCTTACCCGGTACAGCCGGGCCTGTTCTTCAAAATCTGAGAGCCCCATGCGCACATCGGCGACGGTGCTCTTGTCTGCCAAGAGTGCATCCAAGACTTGGTCTTGAAGCAACAAGGCCTCTTGATACGTTCTGGCATAGGTGTCGACCTGCACGCGCACGCGCTGCAAGCCGTGAGGACCATCTATGCCGAAGATATGTTCTTGCACGATGGGCGTATAGACGATGGCTGGGTACTGTGCGTCTTGAGCGGCGACAAGCGCATAGACCTCGCCAGCCGCCAAATCCTTGATGGCGTTGTAGAAGTCCTGCATGATTACTTTCTGTTGAGCGCTTTGGCCTCAAGTTCGATGCGGTCTGACAGGCGGTCTTTCATTGCTTGGACAGCTTCGCGACGCTTGGCCTCAAGGGCTGGTCGAAGGAAAGGCTGTGCTCTCATCTTTCGCGTGCCGAATTCCAGAAATCTCCAGTACCAGGCATCCTGCGAAAGGGTGCCTTTCTTGCCTTGCTTGCGGTACTTTTTTCCATGACGCACGGTCACAAAGAATGTCTGTCGGGTCAGGGTTGAAAGCTCAGGGATGTGTTTCATGATCACTGAGCGCTTGAGCGTTCCCGGTGGAGGCTGATTGGGTCCCAGCGACTGAGCCGCCCTGGGAGCACGAAGTCTTGCCTCGTCGCGGATGACTTTTGCTCCAGCGTACACGGACACTCGTAACCCGTTCTTTGCAACTCGATCAGGTAGCTCGCGGAGTGCCTTGGCCAACTCGGCTAGCCCTTCGACTTTGACCGTTTCATGCTTAGCCATCGTCAAGCCCTTCCGACGCCAGCAGGATGATCTGCGTGCGCTTTTCATCCTCATTGAGTGCCGAATGAATGTTGAAGATCCGTGCCTTGTAAAGCACTCGCATCTGAGCCACCTGTTGCGGGTTGTCAAACAAGCTCTGGTACCGGACGATGATCTGATGCGATAACTCCGCTGAGATCCGGTTGGCAATTACGGCTTCTTTTCCAGACAGCGGCTGGATGTCCGCCCACACAGTCGCAACATCAAGCCAGGATCTGCATGGTGCCCCGACACTATCTTTGATGGTGCTGGGGCGCTGGATTTTGATGCGCCGTGTGAGCATGCCTGCGCTGATTGGGTTCATATGAAGGAAACCTTGAAAGGGTCAAGCAACCCATCTACAAAAGGCAAGGGCTCAATACGTCCACGAGAGAGTGCAGCCACTTCCTCTCGATGCGCATACAGGCTGCCAACTCTGAGCTTGATCCAGCTCTTAATCCCCTCGGGAACCGATGCCGCCGTCCCGTATCCAGCGTCGAAGGTGACGGATACCGCGCCAATTTGAGGAAGAGCAATCGGCCAGATCTGACCGAACACAGGTGTGATCCTCGCTGGTTCACAAGCTGTGTCGACCGTGTAATTACTCGCAGGCATGGACTGGAGTACGCTTGCCATGTCGAGGTAGTTAATGGACACCACGTTCAAGACGGGTGACTTTTGGATGAGGATGGCATGCCCAGGCAATGAGAAAGACTGTCCAGCGGGCACGCCCATGAGGCTTGGTCCAGGAAAGCTATCCATAACCAGTTTCCATCGTGCAGACATCAACTGCCTGTTGGTGATGGTCTCTGCTGCTTGTCTTGCTGCAGCGATCAATGCTTGGATCAACCCATCGTCATCATCGAAATCCACCCGCAGATGAGTCTTTGCCTCTTGAAGAGAGACGGGCTCGCCTGCGGGAGGGGTGATCAATTGCATAGGCATGCGATTGGTCTCCCCTCAGGATTAGACGACTTGCGCGACTGCAGCCTGATTGCTTGCATCACCCGGTGCGAACCGGGGATTGAATCCGAGCAGCTGCGCAGAAGTCAGGCTGGCGGCAACGCCCACAGTCACCGAGAGGCGAACGTAGGCATAACCGTTTGTGACATCTAAATCCTCAGGACGCAGATTGATGATGGCCTGCTTTGCAGAGCCACTACCGGCCTGAGTCAGTTGAGTGATGGTCTTTCCAGTTATATCCTTAGCTCCGGTGCCGGAAGCATCCGTTGCCTGCTGAATCTTCGCGTCGAGCGTGGCACCAGTGCCAAGGACACCGCTTTGAATCAGCGCTAGCAGGTTGTGATGATTGCCTGCAGAGACCCAACCTGTCGTTGCAGTGCCCGCAGCTTGACTGACGGGGTCGAGGGTGGCCAGAACCGAAAACAGTTCGCTGCCTTTTGCATTGGGAAACATCAGAGTTCTCCTTATGGTTCAGGCGACGATCAACGTGCGCCAAGTTGGACAAAGGGCGACATGGTCGTGCTGCCCTTAGCGGGGGAGATCGGCGCAGCGATCTTGGATTGGCCATCCATGCGGAATGTCGTGCGAAATGCAGTGAGATCCGCATCGAAATACAGGTGCATGGAAGTTGCTGTTTGCATGCCACCTGCCTTGGTGATCGTCTGGTAGTAAGACAGATCAGCCAGCAACACATCGCCCGCAGCGGAGAAAGTGTTGGCGTGCTGAGAGACAAATACAGGACGACCGAGCAAGGTGCCGTAGGGCGAGACCTGAATGCCTCCCGGATTCATGCCAGTAGGCAGGTAGATCGGGTAGTTGCCCAAGGTGAGGGTGAACAGTGCAGGCAGCACATCGTTGTTCACGATCCAGACGGCCTTGCCAAATGAGCCGGGTGGCAGGCGCGAGATCATCTTGGCCAGGTTCTGCGCCAAGAGGGTCTGCGTGGTCTGTCCCGATTCCTTGGCCACTGTCACCGTGGTGGCGTTGGTCATGCAACCCACCGGCAGGCCCGTGCCCGAGCCGAACAGAATCGACTCGTTGGTCTTCCAGCGAATGGAGGTAGCGATCTTGTCGGGCAGGTAGGTGGACAGCGCATTGGTGTCGTCCAACAGCTCATCAGTCACAGGCACGAGCGCCATCAGCTTTTTAAGGCGCAGGGTCGACAGGCCCAGCACTGGTTTGGTGCCAATCGCCGAAGTTGCCTCACCTTGCCAATAGGCCCGGATGCCGTTGGTACCCCAAGGCGTGGTCTCATCCTTGGGAAACGCCATCGTGTTGCCTGTGATTTCCACGTTGTCGGTCATAGGCAAGAGGGAGTCCTCGCCCAGCGACAGCTGGAAAATCTCTTGTGCGAACTGAGGAGGAACCAAGAAGCCGCCATCTTGGGCAGAACCTTCGTTGCCGAAGGAGCTCGGAGCCACGGCACCTCGGTTCATGCCGATGAGTAGACGCTCATCAATCGAGGCACCAGGATTTTGTGCATGGCGGACAGTTTTAAGGAATTCGCCAACGCTCTTGAAGCCATGCTTGAGGTCTGCGGCTGCGTTATCCATAACTGTGATCACAGAAGCATGGGGCAGTTGAGCCGTGTAGTTCATCTGCGCTTCTTCTGAGATCAAGGCCGCCTCTCGATCGATAGCAGCAGAAGTTGCCTCGATCTTTGATTTCAGGGCTTCAAAAGCACTGATTTCTTCCTCATTCATGTCACGCTGCTCAGCGGCAGCGATGTCGGTTAGGGATCGAGCGTCCTTGACCAGGGTTGCTTTGCGAGACTGAAGCTCGCGGAGTTGCTTACTCATGGATTGGTTCTCCAGAAATGAAAAAACCGCCTGGTCGAAATGACTCAAGGCGGCGACAGGGTTTGCAACCAACGGGTCGCAGGTGGGCGCATCCCTCAACGGAGGGATGCAATAAATATGAAATGAATCAGATCAAGGCGAGTGCGTCTCGCGCTTGCTTCAATCGCGATTGACCGCGTGGCACAGAGGTCTTGATGCTGGACTGCATCTTGGCAAGGACTTCATCGAAGGTTGAAATTCCATCGACCATATTCATTGCTAAAGCTGCATCAGCGCCAAGCACGCGACCTTCTCCCATTCCATCTCTGACATCGCTGATCGAGACTCCTCTTCCAACGGCAACTGCTTCAACGAATGCGTTGTAGTAGTCGTCCACACGGGATTGCATGAAGGCCTGTGCCTGCTCGTCGAGCGGAAAGTACGGGTTGCCTTCGACCTTGAATTTGCCCGCTGAAATCAGGGTGGGCTTGACCCCTTCTTCTTCCAGAGCCTTCGAATAATCGAAGTGTGCTTGCCACACACCGATTGAGCCCACCTCGCCACCCGGGGTGACGTAGAACTCGCTGGCCGAACAGCCAATCCAATAAGCAGCAGACGCCGCCAGGCTGTTGGCCACGGCAATGACCGGCTTTTGGGCGCGGGCCTTGACGATTTCGCTGGCCAGCTCACTGACTCCATAGACACTGCCACCAGGGCTGTCGATGTCGATCAGGATCTGGCCGACAGTGTCATCGGTCAACATCTGGCGCAGGACCGAAGTGAACTGCTGGGTGCTGGTGCTGCCCGGCCCGGAAATGTCATCGACCATGTTGCCGCGCTGCGTCACCACCCCGTACAGGGGTAGCACCGCGATGCCCGTGCCCGTGCTGGCGGCTGCCAATTGTTTTCGGGTGTCACGGATCAGACGATCGGTGTTGACCTGAAACAGGGTCTCGTCGTTGGGCGGCTCGCCAGCAGACCAGCGCGTCAGGATGCCGGACATGGCCTGCAAACGCTCGGGCATCAGCGCCCATGGCGTGGTCAGGAATTCGGAGAGCAGAAGTTGTTTGTTCATGTGTTCATTCCAAGTTGAATCAGGGAAGTAGCCAGTGCGTTTTCCTCAAAGGGCTGTGTTTGCTGTTGCGCCCAGGTACGCACATGGCTCTCATTGAGCCCAAAGGCCTGGGAGATCAGATGGATCTCATTGGTATCAAGGGCGCCTTTGCGTGCAATTCGCCTGCCCAATCGGCTTGCGTTTGACTGCACCAGCTTGCGAAAGCGCATGCTCATCTCCTGATCACCAGAGGGTGCATCGTTCTCGTTGGGCTCTGAGTCGTTGGGTTCGTTTTCCTGCTCGACCTCTTCGGCGTCCTCTTCTTCCACCATGTTCAGCGGGCGAAGGGGTTGGTCTAAGCCTTGCAGCGGGTTGAGGTTTTCTGCAATCCGTGCCACGTTGCGGGTGAGCCAGCCGTTTTGGATACCGCTTTGGTAGTAGGCTGAGCGGCTGGCCGCATCCCCGCGCATCAGGTTGGCAAAGTCGAACTCGACTTCCAGTTGGTCACCATCGAGCATGAGGTCCGACTCGATCGAGGCCTCCCAGCGCTCGGCCCAAGGCGTCATGGTGTGCATGACGAATTCCAGGCTCTGCTGCTCGATGTTCGAGAATGTCGCTCGATCCAAGTCCGCGATCATGTGTGGAGGCACCCGGAACAGCCGGGCGATATCCGTGATCTGGAACTTGCGCAGCTCCAGGAACTGTGCGTCCTTGTTCGTGACCCCCACCTCATGGAACTTCATGCCGTTTTCCAGCACCAGGACTTTGCCCCGGTTGGAGCCGGACTGCGCCGCCTGGTAAGAATCCCTGAACACCCGCTTGGCCTCAGGGTCCTTGAAGGTGCCGGGAAATTCGATCCAGCCGCCCGTGGGTTTGGCGTCGTTCGTGAAGAACCTCGCCCCGTAGTCCTGAGCGGCCAGGGCCATGCCCAGACTCTCGCGGGCCAACTCGATGGGGCTCATGCCCATCAGACCGTCCGAGGACAGGCCGCGCAGGTGCCAGATCTGCCCGCGTGGGAATACGGTTTCATCCCCGTTTTGCATCCGAACCCGGTATCGAAAGTCCCCGCTGTCCATCACCTCCATGCGCACCCGGTCTGGGTGAATCGGCATGAGCTCGGTGATTTCTCCCTTGGGGTTGGCGATGATCTGGCAGAAAGCATTGCCTCGCAAAGCCAGGTGCCCCTGCAGCATCTCTCGCCACTCGAATGGGTTCTGGAACCGGTTGGGCTTGCGGGCCAGAAGGCCGTAGAGCCAGTGATCGATCACCCGATCCTTGCCTCCGTCCTTGCGCTGGCGGTAAACCACCACCGGAAGAGATGCCATGGTCTCCGACAGGATGCGCACACAGGCATACACCGCCGCGAGCCGCAACGCCCCGTCAGGCGAGACGCGCATGCCTGAGGCGCTGCGCACCGACACCGGTTCAAAGAAGAAGTCTCCCCAAGGGGATCGGTCACTGCTCGAGGCTCTGAATCGATCGATGAATGTGAAAAGTCCCATTGCCTCAGAGCACCATCAACTCATAGTCGGATCCGAGCACCACCGAGTCCCCCGGTTTGATCGCCCTTGAGAGAGCCATGATCAGTGCAACGATACCGTCTATCTTGTTTTCTGCTCGCTCCTTGCGTGGATAGATGTTGTCTTTGACGTCCAGATGCGCCACCACGTTGCTGGCCATCCAGGCCAATACCGGGTCGCCGTCATGGACGAGCTTCTTTTGCAGGACCAAGGCTTCAAGCGTCTTCATCGGTTCGCTGAAATTCAGCACCGTGGGGCGCACCTCGATCATGGGCAGGCCCTCGGCCAGCATCCGGGTCGAGAGCTGCGTGGCCTGGAATGGGTCGAAGGCCACCGCTTGAATCTCGTAACGGGTTGCCATGTCCAGCAAATCCGACTCGATCCAGCCAAAGTCGATTACGTTGCCCGGGGTGACGATGAGCCGCCCCGAATGCATCCAGCCGCCGTACTGGCTGTTGCCTGCGCCGTTGACCGTGTCCTCGGGCAGGTAGTACTTGCCAAAGGTCACGTAGGCGTCCGAAATCTCAGGATGCCGGAACACCGCTACCAAGGCAGCAATGTCAGTCTTACTGGCCAGGTCCAGGCCAATCCAGCAGGGCTGGTCTTCGAATTGCTCAATGAAAATCTCGTGCTCGGTACAGGCATCCCAGTAACGCATGTCCATCCAGGCCGTGTCGGCGTTCACCCATTCATTGAGGTGTTTGGTCTTGAAGTTGTTGACGGCGCTGGGCAGTTGCATGGCTTTGGCCTGCAGCGGCCCGAGCACCTCGGACCTCACCGAAATGCCCCAGTTGGGGTTGGCCTTGATGAGTGATTCTTCAGTTGTCCAGTCATCCCCATCATCAAGCCCGTAGATGATCCCGAACTGGGTGTCATCCTCGAAGACGCCATCAAGCAGCTTGGTCACGAAGGAGCGGACCTCGTAGCAGATGCCAGCGCGGTTGCTACCCGCCGTGGTGATGACCCACAAGAGCGAGTTGTCCCGCTTGCCGGTTCCGGTTTCGACCACGTCGTACACCGTACGGGTCTTGTGCGCATGCAGTTCGTCGATGCAACCAAAGTGAATGTTCAGACCGTCCAGCGTGGAGCCCTCGGCTGAGAGTGCTTCAAACTTTGACCCAGACGACAACACGTTCATGTTGTGCGCCCCGACGTTTACCGAAAACCGGTTGCGAAACCCCGGGCTGCGGCGCGCCATGGTCTGGGCATCACCAAACACGATGCGAGCCTGGTCACGGGTGGTGGCCAGCGAATACACCTCGGCACCTCCCTCACCATCGGCAGCCAACATGTACAGGCCTACCGCAGACGACAGGGTGGACTTGGCATTGCCTCGTGGAACCTCGATGTATGAGCGGCGAAAGCGTCGCGTCCCATCGGCCTTGACCCATCCGAAAACCGTCGTGAGGATGAACACCTGCCACGGCTCCAGCGTGATGGGCTCTCCCGCAAGCGGCCCCTTGACGTGCGGCAGCCGCTCAATAAAAGCGCACAGATTGTCCGCCGGGTAGTAGGTCTTGCCGCTCCTGCTTGTGAGCTTGGGATTGAACCGGTAGGGACTGGTCTTGCCCTTGTACTTCTTCAGATCACTGAGCTGCCTCTGGCAGGCCGCCTTGACCCACTTGCACGCGAGAATCTCTCCGGCCACGACCCTCTCTGCGTACATCTTGGCAATGTCCGCATAAGAATTACGACCTGATTGCATCTGTTTTTAGATCCCATTTTTTGTCTCATGAAAAACTGAACTACCCAGCCTCACACTATTGAGCCGCAGTGAGGCTAGAGAACTGGCTCTAAAGCGATAGGCATTTCATAGTTTCTTCATATTTCGGCCATAACATTTACACATTCAAATTTTTTCATTAGGAATGAACATGCAAAACCACATCAAACCCCAAGTCGAAGCATCATTGAGCGCTGCCTTTGAATTGGCTGACCTGTCTTTCTCCCAAGTGGAGCGCCTGACTCAGCTCAGCCTCGAGCAAGCCAAAGTCAACGCTGAGCTGGCCAAAGAGCAACTGCACAGCATCATGGATATCAAAGATCCTGCACGCGCTTTGGAGTTGGCTAAGTCCATCTTGGAAGACTCTGCCAAAAATTTGGCAGGCTTTGCTGCCACCGCTTTTGAGTTGACCCAAGAGTTCCAAGCCGAAACCGCTGCCTTTGCAGAAGGCCACTTTGACCACGCCCACGCTTCGGTGAACAAGGCTTTGGCAGAGAACCTCAAAAACGCTCCCGCTGGCTCCGAAGCTGCTGTGAGCGCTGTCAAGGCCGCAGTTGACGCTGGCAACAAAGCCCTCGCTGAAGCACGCAAGAACGCCAAAAAGACAGCAGAGCTGGCCCAAGAAGGCCTGGCTAAGCTTAAAGAGCATGCGCCCAAAGCAGCGGTTAAGAAGCCTGCTCGTCGTTCAACTCGCAGTTAATTCGGCGCTTGAACAACTTAAAGGCACCTGCGGGTGCCTTAGTTTTTTCAAAGTACGTGCTTTAGGAGAGGGGTATGAATTCGCAACCGCCAAGCAACTTGTCAACTAGATCCTGCCAAGTATGCGCTTTTGCATTGTCATCTGAGAGCTCAGATACGTCTCTTCGCTGTGGGCGCTCATACTATTTGCAACCCGCCAACTCCCGCAAGCAAGAGCGCATGGACAACTACCCGGTGGTCAATTCAACAGGTGGGTGTGAGCACTGGAGTGCCAAAATCCAGAAAGTGTTGGACTAATTTGCTACCCTATAAACACAAGTAAAAACAGCGACTAGCTGAGCATCCTAGGGTTTTTGCGGTCTCTCGACCAGATATGAATTGCTAATCTAGTATTTCGACATGGAGGGCAGGCAAGCCATAAGAACCCGTGGCGAGTCAAACAGTCGAAGTCAAACTCACTGAACGTCAAATATCTGCAAAAACTTAATTGAGGTGATGATATGTACCAAAACATTGTTCTCGCATACGATGGTTCAGCTGAGAGTCAACAAGCGCTCCTTAACTGTAAGGAGATTTCGCAGTGGCAACACGCCCGCGTTCACCTCTTGGCCGTTGTTCCCTATGAGCTCGTATCAATGGGGCCGGAAAGCGCTTTTTACAATCACGATGAAAGCAAGCGCGAGCGCGAACGATGCAAGACAGTGCTTAACGAGGGTGTCGCAGCCCTAACCGCAGAGGGACTCGAAGTGCATGGCCAACTGCGCGATGGCGAGGCCGTTGATCAAATCGTTGACTATGCACAAAGCGTCAATGCCGATCTGATTGTGTTGGGGCACAAGCATCAAGGCAACTGGCTCGAGCGCTGGTGGCGTGGCTCAGTCTCAAAGAGCTTGATTGAGAAATCGCACTGCAGCGTGCTGATCGTGATTTTGAAGTAGCCAGTTGACAGTTAAATGCACCACCAAGCTGTTGCCCCTTAGTCTGAATCTTCCGGTTTTTTGAGCAAACTGCGCGCAAACAAATCTCCCGCAGTGGGTTGCTCTTTTCTCTTAGCTACCTCACGACAAAACCTCACATAGCCCATCGGACTGGTCTTTTTGTAGACCCCAAACAGGGTCATCAGATCGCCAACTTCAAATCCGCTTTGCTTGGTCAACTCTTCAAACCCAATTGGCTTATCACAGTTTTGCTCGATCCAAGCGCACAGCTGATGGACCTTCTGCTCTGTTTCAGGCGAAAGAAATAATTTTGATTTGCTGATGGTGGCCATTGCCAATTTATATCAGCAATTCGTGAAAATAATAACTTGCTTCAAGTCGAAACCTACCCTTGAGGCAGGTCACTAGCTATGAAAATAATTTGGCGACGCGAGATGGAATTGAACCATCTGTGTGCGGTTATCTGACTCGACCCCGCCTGCAACCAGCCGCGCCAATAAGTTCATTTTGGCGATGGCTGATCCATTGAGAATAGTGCTTTCCCCTATTTGTGGGACCTAGACCTTATGGCTTTAGCCGATACGTCATTAAGCTCGCAAATCCACCATATGCAGCCCATCCAGTCTCAAGGCTGGCGCCTGCGCGTGGGTTGGTTGCTTTGCTCTTAAGGGTTGTGCATTGACCCATGAACTCTTGATTTCCTTGGCCAATTGCTGCGCTAGGTAGATGCTCCCAACCTCTAAGAATTTGCCTAACCGCGCAAACTGAGGGTTAGCCATGGTCGTGGCATCAAAATTAACCAGTGCTTGAAGGGCATGCCTTGCCGCGTCCAGATTCCCGCTATTGATCGCCTCAAAAAGTGCAAGCACCTTTTGGCGATGTTGCTGCTGCTTGTCATGTGACGCTCCGCCGTTTCCAGCAAAGTTTCCCGAGCGGGCGTTCACCCGCATCATGTTCGCGGTTTCCATAGACGGCTCCTTCAAGTACTGACTATTTCATGCAAGCCTTTCTGGCTGGGTTGATGGGTGATTGACCGTTTCTTCGGACAAAGTTTGATATTTCAATAAAAATTGAATGTCAAGAAATCGGTCAATCGCTAAAAAACACGCATAAGTTATGCCAGCCACTTAGCGGCAACAACGTGCCGCCGTTGTCTCGATGAGCTGACCCTGAATGAAAAAGCCCGACCAAATCAAAGACTCAGTCGGGCTTGACTGTAGGCACTGGAGTCCTACTGTCGGGTGCGTGGACGGAGGTGAGAAATTAGACCTCCCCACGCGAGCGGCATGGATGTCGCTCTTACGGGTAATGCGAGCCAAGATTTCTCTTTGGACGCGCTTCGATGCTAGAACTTCTTTTCTGGCAAGTCAACACCATAATCTAGGTGAAACCTGAAGTAGCAATCTAACCGGCGATATCGGACCAAGGGTCCATCTCATCATCCGCAGCCTCCATAGGCAAGGTGACTCTCGATCTCGATGCGGGAGTGAACCCCATCTCCGTGGCCGCTTTGGTCATGATTTGCGCTTGTTTGTTAGCAATCGCTAGATAAGGCGACTGCATTGGTACGCCGGTGTTTGGAGCTTTGACGAGTAACCCTGTTTTTGCGATGCCCGATTGAGCCTTTCGGTAAAGGTCTGCAGCACATGCCCAGACCTCAAGCACCGACATGTCCAACTTCTTGAGCAGATTGGGCGGTGCGCACTCAAGCGCATATCTCCAAGCAGCCTTTGCCCCATCGGGCATGTAATCAGGTGGTTCAACCAAGTCGCCAATTGGCTTTGGTTCGCGCAAATTCGTTCGGCACTTTTGAAGCGTGCCTTTGATTTGCTTAACTTTGGTGGGTAGCGGTTTTCGACCGGCCATAAATATCCATCTCTGGGGGAGCCCCCCTAGTTCAATTTGCACGCGCAAAAATTTGAGCAGGCGCGCGCATCTGTGGCGCCATCCTGTAGAGATTCACCCCCCCTACCCCCTCAGGAGAGGGGCTGGTTGCGCAGGGATGCCGTCTCTGAGGCGGTCTTGGCGTTGTGACAGGGCACGCAAAGGCTTTGCAGGTTTGAGCGATCAAAGCGCTCACCGCCTTTCTTGACCGGAACGATGTGATCGACCACGTTGGCGGGCTGGAGCACGCCCTTGGCCTGGCACCTGCAGCAAAGCGGGTTATCCCGTAGCACCGCTCCACGCGTGTTACGCCACCTGGTCGACTGATAGAAGCCCAACTCGGTGTCGAACCCACGCCGCGCACGCCCGTACTCACGGTGCACTTGGAGCTGGTGATTGGCGCAGTAACCGGGCACGTTCAGCACCTGCGCACAGCCCGGATATCTGCATGGAGTAGGCGCACTTCTCGGCATCTCAATCGGCCTTCAAGGAATAAGCGACAGCTTGAAAAATTGACTTGGCTTCCTCTTGAATCAGAGCGTCAATGCTCTACATCGCAACAAACAAAGGAGAGTGCAGTGATTACCGAAACAACCACCTTCACCGTCGACGAGCTTGGATTCATCCAGCTTGCCTTGAACAAGGTTCTGGTCGCTGTCGCCAACGGCGAGCTCGACCTCAACAACCTGGCCCGCAAGGAACTCGCTAACCGAGGCCTGGACAAGCAAGGCCAGTGGGTTGGCTTTGACAAAGCCAATCAGATCCACAACGCATGAGGACCCAAACCATGAAACAACCCGACAAACAAAAGGTCATCGAGAAGATCGCGCTCGACCATCTGTTCATCGAAACGCTCGAAACCCAGCACCGTGATCGGCTGGACTTTCACGACGTCTCGGTCTGGGCGATCAAGAGCGCGCTTGAAGCCGCCTACGCCGCAGGGATCGCAGCAACAAAAAACACATCAACAACATCGAAAGGAAAGAAATGAAACTCACGGACACCCAGCGCAGCCTGCTCGAAGCAGCAGCCAAACATCCTCAACAAATGTTGACCGACTTTCCGGCCAATCTCAAAGGTGGCGCACTCATCAAGGTCCTCACCGCCCTGGGCAACGCAGGACTGGTCGCCCGATACGCCAATGCACCCGAAGGCAGCATGCAGCTGGTGATCACACCGGAAGGCCTGACAGCGATCGGCAGCACGCCAGGGCACACCCCCAAGCAACGCGAGGGCACCAAACAGGCCACCCTGATCGAGTTGCTCAAACGCCCTGAGGGCGTGAGCCTGGCCGAAATGGTTCAGGCCACCGGCTGGCAGCAACACACCGTGCGAGGCGCCATGGCCGGAGCATTGAAGAAGAAACTGGGCTTGACCATCGTGTCAGACAAGACCGATGGTCAGGAACGCAAGTACCGCATCACCACTACAACCGTTTGAGGACCTCATGAACCCCATCAGCATCACCATTGAATCCAAGCCCACAACCATCAACTTCGACGGCCGCGAAATGCAGGTGCAAAAGCTCAGCATCCCGTTGCCCTTTGGCCGCAAGCCTACAGACATCTCCGACATTGCTGCCAGCGGAGTCGAGGCGGTCTATGTGACGGAGATCCGGGAGATGGACCCCGAAGAATTCGATGGCTTCAAATTGAACTTGGGAAAGTCTCGCGACTGGCTCAAAGGCAAGGGAGGCGATTACTGGGATGGCCGGTTGTGTGTGATGGTGCACGCACCCGGGCGACCCTACTTGTTCATCGATCCATCCGGAGGAGACAGCGTTCGCTATCTCGCGCGTCTGGGCTGATCAGTCGCGAAGAAGCAACTGATCGGAAAGATTGGTTGAACCGCTTTACTTCTGATCGAAGTAGAGCGTTCATAGAGCCATCGCAACAAGGAGAACCAAATGGCAGCCATCAACACCACCACGCAAATCGAAAACAACTACGACCGATTCATCACCGAGCTGACCGCCCTGACCCGCAAATACGGGGTGGCCATCCAGTCGGTGGGCGGCGTGTACCTGGCAGATGAGCGGGGCGATTTTGACAAGGTCACTTACAACGCCGACATAACCAGCGGCGACCTGTATCCGAATTCCCGGGAAACTGAGATCAGGCACCTTGCACCGCAGGGACCTCTTGAACCGGTGCATCAATAGCAATGGAGGTCAGCTCGACGAACTTCACGCCATCGCCCTCACGCACCGCCTGCTGGCCGGTGTATTCCTCCCATCGTTTGACGATCACATCCGCGAACTTGGGGTCCAGCTCGATGAGGCGGGCCTGTCGTCCGGTCTTCTCGCAAGCGATCAGAGTGGTACCCGAGCCACCAAAGAGGTCTAAAACGATGTCTCGGCTCTTGGATGAATTTTTGATGGCTCGCTCGACCAGCTCAACCGGTTTCATAGTCGGGTGCAGGTCATTGACCCGAGGCTTGTTGTAATTCCAGATATCCGACTGATCGCGGTCACCACACCAGAAGTGATCAACGCCTTGTTTCCATCCGTACAGGATGGGTTCGTACTGACGTTGATAGTCCGATCGGCCAAGGGTGAAAGTGTTCTTGGCCCAGATGATGAAAGTAGACCATTTGCCGCCTGCATCAATCCATGCTTTTTGTAGCGTGTGCAGTTCTGAGGAGCTCATGCAGACGTAGCAGGCTCCTTTGGTCACCACCAGCAAGTTAAGGCAGGCGTCGTACAGAAATTGGTAGAAGCCGTCGCCCAAGGCGTCGTTGAGGATACGTCGATCTTTGCCCCGCATCTTGTCCTTGGCGCTGTTGCCATAGTCCACGTTGTAGGGCGGATCGGTGAATGCCATGTCCGCGAGTTGCCCACCCATGAGGCGTTCTACATCTGACAAGACCGTTGAGTCGCCACACAGGAGGCGGTGGTTGCCGAGAATCCACAAGTCCCCAGTTCTGGATACGGGATCTACTGGTGCTTCTGGGATTGCATCATCTTCGGTCAAACCACCGCCTACTTGATCACCATTTAGCAGGCGCTCAATCTCATCGTCCCCAAAGCCGAGCAAGTCGAGATCAAAATCCACGCCTTGAAGCTCTTGCAATTCGAGCTTGAGTAACTCTTCATCCCAACCCGAGTTCAACGCGATTCGGTTGTCGGCCAGGATGTAGGCCTTCTTTTGTTCAGGGCTCAGATGGCCCAGCTCAATGACGGGCACCTCTGTTAATTCAAGTTTTCTGGCAGCAGCCAAACGGCCGTGGCCAGCGATCACGCCCTTGTCGCCGTCAGTCAAGATTGGATTGGTCCAACCGAACTCACGAATGCTGGCAGCGATCTGGGCGATTTGTTCTTCACTGTGGGTGCGGGCGTTTCGCGCATACGGGATGAGCGAATCGACCGGGACCATTTGGATCTCGGGTTTCATGAGCAAATCAGGGGAGTAGTGCTGCCCTTGATCGCAGTGAATGCGCCAACAGGAAGCAGAAATGAAAAGTGGAAAGGAATGTCTTGCACTCCTTTCCACACCGTAGCTGAAAATGTACGCTCAAATGGGATGATTTGTTGCAAGGGCTAAATTCGCTCACCCACCACCTCACGCCCGCACTACATATCAACCTCTCCAATTCCCTCTAATTTCCTCTGTGAAATACCCAAGGCGTTGAGTTGATCTGCCACCGTCTGCAACGCTCGTTGCCAACGTCGCCAAGCAGTGGTCCTGTCACACGCAAATCGACGACCGATCTGATGCCAGCCATATCTCTTGGCACGCATCCAGACTAAATGCCTCTGGTCTATCTCAAGCCATTGGACCCACTTCATGGTCTCCAGCATTCTTTCAATTGCCTCAGGGCTTGGGCTCATTGGCCTGTACACCCGCTCGGTATCTGGGTAACGAGAGGGTGTTTGCATGGCCAGTGACATCCATGGATTGTTGTAACCCTGAACGCGGACGGGTGGAAGTCGGCAGGCCGTATGAGCGGCGTCAAGAAACCGGGCTTCCACATCATCCATGCCCCATGTAGATTTTCTATCCATGCTTACCTCCTGAACCATAGAGGCGCTCGCCAATACGACGAATGAACTCCCGCTCAAGGAAGTCCAGCCGTTCGTCTTGATCTGAGACAACCAGGATGTGTTGCTCACGCCAACCTGAACGCTTGACGGCATCCAGATCTGTCACGACAGGCTGCACTTTGCCAAGAGCGCAGCGATACGGTTGTGCTGGGACTTTCATCTCACGCCTCCTGTGTCGTCTGACGATCGCGTGCCAGATAGGCCAATGCAATTGCGTCTGCTTCGTTGTCGTCTGCAGGCTGGTGACCGCGTGCTTGAACGCTTGCGATCATTTCTTCCTTACCTGCATTGCCCTTGCCGGTAGCATGCTTCTTGATCGTGCCGACCGGTATGCCTTCGTAGGGGATCTGATGGTGCTCACACCAGGCTGTCAGTTGGCCCATGAAGCCACCGTATGCATGGGCGGCATCCACACCCACATGCCTGCGTACTTCTTCAAACACGACCAGGTCAACGCCTGTGGTGCATTGCTTCACGTCCGTGAGCCAGCGTTTGAATTTGAGGAATCGCATGCCACCACCTTCGAAGCGTTGGGGCTTAAAGGATTGACTTCCACTTGTGATCTGACCGTCTGCACCCATCAAGGCCCATCCAGTCGTTGTGCCCAAGTCCAAGGCAAGAATCGTCATGTTCATTTCGTCTCCAGAATTTGATCGGGTGACGGGTTGGACAGGTTTCACGGTTACTCCTCTATCGTGTGTGTGCGCGCACGCGTGAGGGGTTAATCAGTAAGACTGTCAAATCCGTCACCATGGTTTGGTTCAATCGTCTCGGTATGGGTAGCCACTGCCGCTATGAGGCTTAGGTCGTAGACTGATTCCCGCGATTGCGCGTGCACCGCCATGCAGTCGGCATTTCTCGAACTTACGGGTCGACATCAGCTCCGAAAACCGCTTGATCGAGCCCACGTACTCGCCAGCACGCTCAGCCCATTCGCGCCAATCAGTGAACAGATCCGATACGCCTTCGCGATGGGTCTTGCTCAAAATGCAGCGTTCTTCGATCCATTGGCCCAAGGCGTCTTCCGCTTCGAAATACTCCTCAGTTGCCGAGACCACGCACTCGGGTGGACGCAGGCCATCGCGTTGCCAGGCGATACACCCTTCGACCGCCCAGGCCAAAATACCGTCACGCTCTGCGTACAGTTTCTCGGTCAGCTTGCCGTCACGCCTCTCGGGCGGGATCGTCACCGTGAAGGGGATCAAGTGCAGACGCCGCTTCATCGCCTCATCCACATTACGAATCGATGGCTTGTGGTTGCCTGCGATCAGCAGCTTGAACTGCGGGATGTACTCGAAGAAGTCCTGTCGCATGAAGCGAGCAGACACCTTGTCACCACCCGTGATGGCCTTGACCTTGGACTCATTCCAGCGCCTGCCTTGCTCGGTTTCCACTGACGCGACAAAGCGTGCGCCGCGCAGACCTGCCAGGTCGGTCGGGTGACGATCGCCCCGGGCATCCATGAAGGTGTCCATGGGTGCGCTCGTGGCGTAGTCGCCCAAGATGCTGGCCAAGGTATTGACGAACACCGACTTGCCGTTCGCGCCGGTCCCGTACAGAAAGAACAATGCATGGGCGCTGGTTGCCCCGGTCAGACAGTACCCCGCCATGCGCTGCAAGTACTCCTGCAAAAGCAGATCGCCGCCGGTCACGTCGTTCAAAAACACTTTCCACTGTGGACAGTCACCCTTTGGTGTGGCCGTCGCAATCTTGGTCATGCGGTCTGCACGGTCATGCGGACGCGTGACACCCACCTTGAGGTTCACTACGCCACCAGGGGTGTTGAGCAAGAACAGGTCTGCGTCCCACTCCTCAGTGGTGGATGCATGACGGCGATCCGACCTGGCCATACGATCGACACCACCCACGGTGCTACTAGCGAGCAACTTGGCTGCGAGGCGGTGGGAGTCCACCTTGAGTGCGGCCTCGCGGCAGATGGCGCGAATGAGGTGATGGGACATCAAGGTCTCATCGGGCTGCCAGCGGCAACCGGTCCACACCAGCCACTTTCCCCAAGCCGCGCAATAGCGCCACTCGTCGGCATAGCGAGATGTGAACGCCAGCGTCAGCGCATCATCGGTCGCCCACACCGTGGCGTCTTGAGTCGTCATGGCCTTGGTGGTCTTCACGCACATACGCGGCCCAGAGGCAATGAACGTGGTCACATCAAAGCCCTCGAGCAGTGCATCGGCAGCGTCCCAGCCATCAGCCTTGTCATCGGGCGGCAAGAGCACATCGCAGGAATGCGCGCCTGCATCCAGGACAGCTTGCGCCGCCGCCATGGCGTACTCCCAGCCTGGCTTGTCTCGGTCGGGCCATATCAAAACGGCCTTGCCTGTAAGTGGTGACCAGTCGGTTTTGTCCACCGGTGCATTGGCCCCGTGCATGGCAGTCGTGGCTGTGATTCCAGCGGCGATCAATGCCTGGGCACACTTCTCACCCTCTACCAAGATCACCCGATCGGCACTGACCATCCCCGGTTGGTTGAACAGGGGGCGAGGATCGGGTGGGGCCATCTTGCGACGCTTGGCGTCCCATGGACGGAACTCCTTCTTGCCCCCGGGCGGGTCATAGCGATAGACCACTGCGATCAGATGTCCGGCGGGGTCAAAGTAATCCCACTTGGCCGTGGCTGGCCCCAACTCGTCGACCGGAGCTTCCTTCTTGGCTTTACGTGATTGGGTCGGTGCTGCCTGGCCAACCAGATCCGCCGCGTAGTCCAACACCCGAGGAAAGTCGGATTGAACGTCTGCCCCAAGGTAAGCAGCAATCAACCCAAAGACATCTCCGCCGTCGCCCGTGGCGCGATCGGTCCACAGTCCAGCCTTCTCCCCATCAAGGACGACCTCCAGGCTGTCGCCGGGACTGCCCAGGACATCGCCCATCAGGAACTTGCCACGGCGCTTCTTGCCAGCGGGAAACAGAGTGCTCAGCACCGATTCCAGGCGATCGATTAGCGACGCACGCAACTGCTCCCGAGTAGCGTCTGTGTCTTTGTGTGCAGTTGAGTCGTTGTCATTGAAATCAAGCATCCGACGACTCTCCTTTCGCCTCTGCTTCTGCTTTCGCTTGCATCCAAGCCATCAATTCACTGACCTTGAAGCGGACCATCTTGCCGACGCGGTAATGCGGCAGGCCAAGACGCTGGCGCTCTTTGGGATGGGTGAGTAAGTAGATGGGCACTTTCAGGCAGTAAGCTGCCTCGCGTGCATCGACCAGTCTTTCGGTGAGGATTTGATTAGCGTCCGTCATTGCTTTGTCTCCAGCACCGGTCCTGCCATGCGCACATCCGGCATTCAAAATGAGTTGGGTCTTGATAGGCGCGAACGAGCAGTTCGCCCACGTCGGTTGCAGAGATCACCTTGAGCGCACGGTCTGACATGCGCTGCGCTAATGCCGCATCAAAGGGCACGAGCTCGGTGTAGATCTCCATGGTGTCGGCGTTCACCGCCGTGAAAACCGCAGGGTTTTCGTGCAGCTCCAGGTAGGCCTGATACAGCACCACTTGAGCGTGATAGATCGGCTTGGAGATGGCCAGCTTGTTTTTTCGAGGTCGCGCCACGACTTAGAACCGAGGCACTTGTTCTCCCACAAAGCGGGGTACTTGAAGCCATCGGGACCGCCGACGATCACGCCATCAATGTGTCCAGCCAGTCGGCCGTCCAGTGCAGCAAAGCCAAATTGCTCACCATTAGCCTTCGTCGTTCGCAGATCAAAACCTGCGTCGCGAAGCCACTTGATCATGCTGTCTTCAGATAGATGGCCACGCTCGAATATGCGAAGCAGTCGACCAGGATGCTCACGACCAGGATCTACAGGGGCCTTTGCAAATTCGTATTGCAATGCCCGTTCACAGGAGACGCCCAAACGGGACGCTCCGAGGTAAGTCCTTGGGCGTTGCTCAGCTTGACGCTTTTGCAATCCCGCATCGATCAACGCGCTAACCTGGCCCGAGATGCTGGAGGATGAATTGAAGTCCATCATTTCTTCTCTCCTTCCACCACCCAGGGCAAGTCATCCTCCAAGTCGGCAAACGGGTGTGCCAGAGGATCGGGCGTCGGTTGCATTCCACGCACAGGCGGAAACTTCGACTGCTCGTGGTGCGCCAGCATGGCTTCGGTCCAGCACGTCACGATGGCATCGATGACGCGTAGGGCTTCCGCTTCTGAATACTCGCCCAGAGGTTTGGCGAATCCAATCTCGCCAGCCGACTCACCGAATGCCTTGAGGCATTTCTTCATTGAGGCCAGTTCAATATCAGAGGGATCGATCATGGTGACCTCCTTGATATCGATCCGCCCATCGAGCACGCGCTGCCAGTTCCCGTACATCGCATGGAACACGTCCTGACATTTTTTCGAGCAGAAAACCCAGTCGATTGGGTAGCGCCGGGGATTGCCCACACCGTGACGGTTGTCGGTGTGGCCGAAACCCCGGGCCTGTCTGTTGCAGACCCAGCATTTCATTGACCCTCCTTACTGAGCCCAGCTCGGCTTGCCCGAGACAGGTGCGCGTTGAGCCTGAGCAGCCGAACTATTGGCTGGGGCGCTGCTGGCAGAAGGGGCTTGATAGGTGGCGGCAGGACGCTGAACTGCTGGCGCTCCCGAGGACGAGTAGCCGGGTTCACCAGGTTCCACGGCGATCTTCACCACGTTGCGCAATTCCCCGCGACCGTCCTTCTCGACATCGATGCGGGCCATAAACTCGATGCCATCGAGCTCATGAAAACCTTGAATGCGACGCGCCGCTGCCGCTTGGGCAGAGTTGTCTTGCGGTGAGATGTTGCGCGAGGAGTTGAGCACCGCACGGATGAAGGTGCGTCCCATGTTTCCCCACGCAGGACCTTTGTTGCTTTGCAGACCGACGTTCGACCACATCTTGCGACGGGCATATTCGCCGTCCAAGATCACGAACTCACAGGCCAGGAAGATGCTGCCCGTCTCAAAGCTCTGAGTTGCATAGCCACCCGTCCAGCCTTGTGCTGCATCGTCATGACCACCGGGCTTGATCGTCATGCGCACCGGTGCCACCGTGCCCTTGGGGATCAGGTCAAAAGATTGTTGTTGTTCAGCGTCGTTGAAATCGTTCCAGGCGGACATGGTTTACTCCTTGATGTTTTGAGGTTGGGTTGCGGCTGCGCACTTTTCGATGAGCGCGAGCAGGTTTGGGGGTTCGAGCATTTCGAGCTGGCCCGAGCGGTCTTTGGCTGGAAAGCCATAGGGGTTGAGCGTGTGCGTGACGAACGCGCGATACGGCTCGCCTTCATCGCTCTTGATCTCAGCGAGCGTCACGACCTCATCGACGATGCCGGGCAATTCGGCTGCAGTCTTGGAGCCATCGATTTGCGGGACAAAAATCTTGCGATTGAAGTCGTCCAGTCGCTCGTCCAAGATGGCCACAAAAACAACGTGCTTGCCGCGCGCGTGTTGCAGGTGCATGAGCGCACCCAGCATTTCCGAACCAAGCAATCCATACGCACCACGGGTGTCTGGCTTGCCTGTACGGTCAGAAACTGCCTGCGGCTGTGTCTTAGCCCAGATGAGCGCCAGACGCGCAAGCACTGTGATGCTGTCCACGAAGTAGCAGTCGTACTTGGCCAACTGAGCGGGGTCGCCATACTGCTCACAGACATGCGCGTAGTGCGCCTGCGAATACGGAGCCTCAGGTGGCAGCGCAGGGTTGGGACCAGCCAAGAACACAACCAAGTCACGGAATTCAGGCCAGGTGGTCGGGCGCACGCAGTCACCGCGCCAGTCTTTGACAGCGAGGTCGCCTGCCTCAAGATCAACGAACAAGGTCTTGTCTTCAGGCAGTGTCTTCAGCTGGGTGGTTTTTCCGATGCCACTCTTGCCGAGCAGAACCAGCTTCACGCCCTTTTTCTCGCGCAGGCGCTGATCAGCGGTAATGATTGGAAGTCCCATCACGCCACCTCACGCAGTTCTTGAGCGACGCTCGGATTCCAAAGGATCTGGTAACCACTGTGGCCATTGCGCGAGTACGGCATCGCTTCCGCCCATGCCTCACCCGGTTCGGTCAGCTCCCACTCATCACGCTCATTGCGCACCTGCAGACCCAGGTTGGCCAGGCGCAGGTTGGTGGTCTTGGCTGAGAGGCCGACCAGCTTGCCCAGTTGCGTGGCATTGAGAGAGCAGATCGGCTCGTTGGCTGCAGGCAGAGCGCGACGCAAGGTCTCGATGGTCAGCCCGGTGTTTTCATGGATGCAGGTCAGCGTGGCCGCCATTGCAATGCCCGCCTTCACCCCTGGCACCTTAGCCACTGCCTCACCAATCAGAAGCAGTGAGGTAACTCGGTCTTGAGTAGGTGCGGGCAATGCAGCCATCGCAGGCACGGCATAAGAGCCGGTCTTACGGATGGCGGGCAGAACCTCATGCGTGACCCAACGCTTAAATCGTTTTGCTTCTGCTTTACGACTACCGAGCACGAGGTTGTAAAGGCCAGACTCGCTGACCACGGTCATGGACTGACTCCCGCCAGGGGTCGGAATTGAATTCCGATCCTTCTCGTCATCGTCCAGACGAGCAACCGCCTTGTGGGTTTCCGGCAGTTGCAGGACCGCACACACGTCAGCTGCGACAAACCAGGGATCACCTTGCTCGTCTTTCACGACACGAATTTCTCGACCTTCATAGTCGAACGGCATCAATTGCTGATTCATGATCAGACCTCCGATTCAGGGGAAATGTGGAAAGAGGGCTTGCCTGCCTCGACCGTGCGGGCATCGGCGAATTGCTGCTGCAATGCGGGGGGCCAGTTCGTGTACCGAGATTCAGGCACCGACAACTTGACGTCGAGGTAGCTCTCAACGGCCTCGCCAGAGGCGACGATGCGCTCGGCGATGGTCTTGAGCTTTTTCTGATCCCAGGAGACTTTCTTGGGCAGATCGAACTTCACGTGTAAGCCATCGGCTTTGACGTGAGCGGTTCCGAAATCACGCCCAGAGGCGTTGAGGCTCTCGCGACCTTGAGCACCGAAGCGTTGGTCCAGAGCACCATCCAGTTTTGTGCGAGCCGCTTTGAGCCAGGCAATGGTCTGATCCAAATTGGTATCGACCTCCACCAGTTGCTGCGCAGGTAGGTTGGCCAACTGGGAAACAGACATCTCAGCAATGTCGGCAGGGAAAATGGACAAGTCGTTCAT